ACTTCTCTACACGAGCATCTTCTACAATGTTTACAAAACTAGGATTGATTTGACGATCTTTGTACCACTCGATATCAGGAGTATAGAGTGCATGAGAAACCTCATGACTTACAAGCATGTCATATACGTTCTCACTTGCATCCCATACTGGAAGAGTAAGTACACGAGAACTGACATTGAATGATGCTGTCTCAACTGGTTTATGTTCTACAATTAGATCTTCTGTAGCAAGTAGTTTTGCAAGTTGTGATTTGATTTCGTTTAAGGTAGTAGTCATGAATCTTTATCTGATATACCTATAATAACAACGAAACCGCCTCGATGGGCGGTCTAGTAGACACTTTATTAATTGTCCACGACGTTTCCTTGCTTGACGCAATGCCTGTGGTTTCAAGTGTCGCTTCTTTTCTTTTTTAGAATGGTGTTGCCAGTTAGGGACTTTCATTGGTCTTAACGGTATCAAGAATATTTATGGTTGGTCTCCATCCTAATTCCATTAACTTTGAAGGATCAGCACATGTGATATCTCTTTCACCTGGTGTATCTTCTTTGATTGGTAGATGACCCATACCCATTTTAGTTGCCAGATCAATGACAGATACAGGATCTCCAGTGCCGACATCTAATACACCAGTATAACTGCTAGGAATCAAAGTTGCAATGGCAGATACAATATCATCTACATGAATCCAATCTCTTTTATGTCTTGTAAGATAGGTAGCAGTTTTATCTTCTAGCATACGATATAACATATCAGTACGACTCACTCTCTCTGCATACACATTAAAGAATCTCATACCCACACTATTCGGTGGTGCTTGTACTTCATTTACTTTTTTACTAATACCATAAGCATTAATCCACCACTCATACACAGCAGCAGAACTTGCATATAAACATCTAACATTATTATCTCTACAATAATCAAAGATGGGTTTAGATTTTTCTACATTGTTTTCCCAAAATAAATCTGGATTTGCAACTGCCTCACGTATTGCAGCATTTGCAGCAAGATGTATAACTACATCATAGATTTTATCTGTTTTAAAATCTCCCAGATCATCTGGTCTATCGTATCCATCAACATCAAATCCAAGATCTGTAAAGTATTCATATACATGACTACCAATAAATCCTTTATGTCCTGTTACTAAAATTTTCATTTCACAATTTTACTGAATCCTTTTACTTTATCAAACTTAATGCAGTTATCAAACTTATCATGAAGTTCTGTTTTATGAGATATAACAAAAATATTTGCATCCTTTATAATATAACGGATTATTTTTAGAAACTCATCTACACCAAATCCATCAAGAGATGAATCAAATACTTCATCCATTATTAATAGATTGGTATTTACGGAGTTCTTGACTCTTGCTACTTCTCTCCATGTGAATAATAATGCCAAATCAATACGCATCTTCTCACCTTCACTGAATGATGAATAGGAGAAGTCTTCATGTATTGGTGACTTTACAGTTTCTGTAAACTCTTCATTGAGAGTAAAATTGATATAGAAATCCATCAACTGTAGGTAACGATTTACCTGTTGATTAATAAATGGTAGATACTTTTTAATTATTTTAGTCTTGACACCATCATCTTTTAAAAGGGAATATGCAAAATCATAGTGTGCGATATCTTCTCTACGATCTGACAATTCATCAACTGTTTTCTGAAGACTTGTTTTAAACTCTACTAATTTCTCATTTTCAGTATTTCTGTTTTTAATTCTTTCGGTAATTGTTTGAATTTCTGATTCAAGTTCCCTGACTTGTTTTTGGTTGAAAGATACACGAGTGTTGTTTTGAGAAATTTCATGTGTAAGTTTAGTAATCTCCTTTGATAGTTTAGTGAATTGACGTTCTTTTTCCTTTTCAGAATCTATAGTTTTTTTAAGGTCTTCGTAACCTTGCTTGAGTTCTTTTGCCTTGGATTGAACGTCATTAATTCTATTTAAACGAAAATCTTCTTCTATATGTTGAGTACATGTAGGGCAAACCGTGTTATCTGTGAAGAACTTATGCTCTTTCGTAATGGTCGATACCTTTTGAGATATTTTACCTTTGAGATTATTAAGCTTTGCTAATTTTTCTCCTGATCCTGTCAGTTTTTCCTGATCTTTAATTAGACCAGAAACAATATTTTCCTTATCAGTATTTGCCAATAGATAATCATCAGATTCCTTGATAAGGAGATTGACTTTATTTTTATTTAAATCAATTGTATTCTTACTTTGCTCTTTAATTTCTTTAATAAAATTGTTTTGCATCTCAATTTTATCTTTAAAATTATCTTTCTTTAAATTAAGAGATCTAATTTGTTCTTTCTTTTCTCTCATTCTTTCTTTGATTAAATTATTCATCGCAGAAAAAATACGAATGTCTAATAGATCCTCAATCACATCTCTACGAACTGAACTTGACAGTTGCATAAATGGAACGAATGTACTACTACCTAATATTACAATCTGTGTAAATGACTTATAATTAACTTTTAATATACTCTCTTCTAATAATCTTTGATTTGCTCTATCATCTGATTGTTTGTGTAATGGATTACCATTGACTTCAATATCAAACTTGTTTGGTTTGATTGATCTTCTTACCAAGTAATCACGACTATTGACAGTAAATTCAATTTCAACACAACAATCTTTCTCATTTACTGTATTCACCAACTGTGATTTAGTGATCTTACGAAATGGTTTATTAAAAAGAACAAAGGTCAAAGCATCCAACATAGTGGATTTTCCAGCACCATTTGTTCCAATAACGATGTTAGTGTGACTATCTTGAAAATTTACTTCTGTCCAATGATCTCCTGTTGAGAGAAAATTTTTCCACTTAATCTTTTTGAAGGTTAGCATTTTTTGGTGGTATTACGATATCGTTGGGAGTAATTACTGCATATTTGTAATTATACCTCTTACAAGTCATTAATGCAAGCTCATCATCAACTTCTATTACATCCATTCTTTTGATCTGATGTTCGTCTTCATTTAACTGCATTGCATAGCGAGTTGCATCATCCTCCTCTTCAAAGAGAAATAAGACCTTATCCCCTTGATGGTCTTGAACAGCATATGCTCCTTCTTCTCTTTTGTCATGTAGTGTTAGGAGAAACATTACTCTACCTCGCAAGCTTGTCGATATAAATCTTGGAAGATTCCCTTTATAATATTCTTATCAAGATGAAACTCTGACTCATCAATGTAACGATTCAGTAAAGATAATGTATTCTCATCTTCATCCATTTCAAAATCTTCACCTTCAATCAATTCAAAGTTCTCAATGATTTTAAGATCTTGAATTCCAGTTGCATATAACTTATCAATAAATTTTTGGAATTGTTTTGGATTTGTTTTTTTACGAACAATAACCTTAACTATTTTGTTTTCATATGGTGTTGAATCAAAGGTCTGATAGGGAGTATCTTCATAATACACGTTATAGAATAATTTATAAGGATTATTAATTGGAGCATGAGTGATGGTATCCGTATCAAAAATATGAAATCCTCTTGTATCATTTACATCATTCCAATACATTTCATATGGATTTCCAAGATAGTTTATCTTTCCATCAGTAGATCGAGTATGAAAATGACCAGAATAAACAGCGTTAAATTTACTGAAGACATCTGTATCCATACCATCTTCCATCATATGTCCACGAGTTGCTTTGAATCCATTGATCTCAAGATGACCCATTGCAACTTTAGACTTTGAGTTTTGAATCGCTTCAAGACTCTCATCATAGTTTTCAGAGTTAATCCAAGGTAAAAGAAGAATATCTAATCCATCAATATTAATTTCTGTTGCCTTTGAGAAGGTTGATATATTTGAGTAATCGTTTAATAAAAGTTCTGGTGAATTGACATGATTAGTATTTTTATAGTAACAATCATGATTACCTGTAATGGCATACACCTTATACTTTCTCAATGGTTCAAATACAACTTGCTTTGCCCACTCTAAACTCTGATAGTCAATTGACT